TCTACAGTCATGCCGACTCTTCCGTAACGATATGGTCAAAGGGCTGTTCCTCGGCGTGATGAGTTTGAGTCTGCACCCGCAACCAACTCGGCTTGTCTGAATCACCCTTAGTAAACGATGCCTCCCGCCATAGGATGTTGTTACCAGGCACGCAAGTAATGCGTCCGTTACTTAGGGCAATGAAATGGTGCGCCTTAGTTTGGCTAGGCTCTAAGCTGTACGCATCTGCGTACGGCTCGGCAGTAAACATATAACTACCACCTATCCACACTTGCCTGCTGGCAATCCATACTGAGCAGTCTAACTCCCGCAGATAATCGTATTCGATGGTAGCAAAGTTGTAGCCAAAACAATCCCAGCGTTGTGCATCCCGCAACTCCCACTTGTGGGAATGTCCCACTTGGTCGTGGCAGATTGCTGATAGCGGTAAGCCTCGGTAGAGCGCACCGCACTTTAGCATCACAGTACAACCCCAAGCTCGGTGCGGCACAGATTGCAGGCCAAACCAAACTGCATCTTCAAAGCCTTGAACTTGGCCTTGACTCATAATTGACTTATCCACCGACACATAAAGGTGGCGGGGTAGATTGTTGACGTGCGTCATTTCCAAGCTGGTCCTGTAAACCAAGCCACCAATACCCAGCGTGTGCCAAAGATAGGTGCGCGAGCGCGATGCTCAATGTAGGAAGGGAACCAGCAACCAGCCCCTTGCTCGCGGATAAACTTTCCGTTCACTAAGTCAGCCTTAACTTGTAACCCACCGCCCAGGTACTCGCTAGGGTCAGATAGGTTAACCACCGCTGTCAGCTTCCGTACTGGAGCCTCGGAGGTGAAGGTATCGTAGTGCCACCAGAACTGCTGGAGTGGATTGTACTTTAGGATCTGCAACTGTTGGATGCCTTGAATGTCGAAACGCCATACATCGGCATTGATGCTGTCTGTAAGCTCTCGCATTACCTTGTAGATCCACTCGTAATGTGTGGCGAATGGTATCCAGCACGATGAGCAGCTTCTTGCAAATGACTTGCGTGTTGTGCCGTCTTTGTTCATCACAGTTGCTCGCTTCATGCCCATGACCTCGGCATCTTGGCGTAGCATGGTGCATTGCGTAGGCGTGAGAACGTAGCGATCCACGCTGGCGGTTAGAACCTTCTGCTTGAAGGCTTCAGTCATTTGAGTTGCTCGGATAGTTCGATCAGTGCTTTGTTTAAGGCATACTCGAAACACGCCTTCTTATCCTTCTGTAAGTGAATCCTACCAGCCTCGGCTAGAGCGTTGAACGTCTTGTCATCCACCTTAATGTCGATCACCGCCGACTTAACTTCACGAATGTCTAGTACTTCGATTTGTTTCTTTCTTCTCATTCTAGTTCCTTTCTTATGAAATCTACGATCTTGCATATGATGTAGATTGCGGTGAATACTGCCGATAAGATGACCACGCTGTAAAGCACAAACCAACTAATCACCCAAGCTATTCCCCACGCTTCAGCAAAGAACATAATCAGCCTCCCTCATTCGGCGAAGGAGCGTGCGGTTGCATATCCGAATGCCAGCCGCCCTGCACCACCAGCCAACTGTGCCATTGCGGAAATCTTCTAGTAGCTTCTGTACGTTGTGAGAGTTTTTGTATTCGGGCATATCGCGAAGGTTGGCTAGTTCTGGCCTAGAGATAATCTTCATACACTTAACCACCCCTCGCCTACGAAGTGTGCGAAGATCCATGATCGCACGCAAGGCAACCTCGCCTGCCAACTGCTGTAGCTTTTCATCGTATCCTCCTTTGACTAGCGAGCCTTTGATCACTTATAGCTTTTCTTGGGCTTGCAAGTAGTGGCAAGGATATTCCAGCATTGCGCTGCATCCTGGGCTTCATCCTTGGTATCGAATACATCCATGAAAGGAGCCACGCCTTCTATGTGCGCTCCGATTAGGCGCGGTCCTAGAGCCTCGCCGTTCATAGTGTGCAACCGCCACTTGCCGCACTCTGGCACTACTCGGACAAAGTTCATCGTCCTAGCTCGACTAGCTTCGCGTCATCGGACTTGATTGAGTTAGCTAACTTGACTAAGTCATTCGACTGCCCAGCGTAATGAATGCACATCGCATCGGTGTAGCGGTCTAGGCCAAAGTGTTCTTCCACGCTGGTCATGCAGTTGTAAACAGGGTCAAGCTCGGTCAGCGGGATGTTCCAGATATGCACCATAATGTTCATCCAGGTCTGCTCCGCGAAGTGGTTGGGCAGTAGTCCTAGTGGTGGCATAGACAGTGCGCCTACCGCCTTGGATGAGATAACAAACACGCCAGTGTTGACGTAGAAGCGCGGGTCGATGATTGCGCCGAAAGCACCAGCGAGCTTACCCATAGCCAGCTTGCGGTCTAAGAACGCTCCCTCATCGAAAGCACAGAACACGCCAGCGTCTTCGCCTATGTTGGGGCAATCTTTAGTAATAAGAACATCCGAGTCAACAAAGGTTACTTGGTCGTAGCCCTTCGTAGCCATGATGTTTCCTATGGCTGACTTGCTGTACTGGACAGGATCGGTAAGTGGCTTCTCCAGTGCGATGAAGTCTATCTGGTGACGCTGGCAGTAAGCTTCCATGCGCGGCTTGGTTAGGTCTAGTATCTTCTTCCACTCATCTCCAAACGCTTGGGTGACTAATGCTTTTTTCATTTTACGTTTTTCCATAATACTCCGTTTTCATCTAGGTCTGAAGACCAGATCATAAGGCGATTGTAGGTTGGATAGCCCAATCCCCACCGCATTAGGGTTAGGCTGATTATGTTTCCTATGTGGTAGCAGATCCATGACAGGGCGAGTTTCAATTAGAACGCTCCCAATCATCTCCTGCCTTCAAGCAGAGAAGACCATCTGCTTTATCAAACAAATCCTTGGGAGGATCAACTACAAGCTGTCCGTCTTTCAAGATTTCAATGTCAGACATTTCAACCGAATTAACAGTCTCTGACATGAAATGCTCACCCCACCTACAAGGTCCAATGTCCTCTTCAATGGTATCAATCTCTGGCGTTCCATATGCAGAATACTCTTCGCCATTCCAACTAAAATCCACCTCAGTCTTCATAACCTTGTCACCTCTTTCTTTATTTGTGCGAGCGTAAACAAACACCGCACCAATGCACGCTCTAAATGATCGGTGGCTGTTTCTCCGTTGTTGTCTGGGCAGGGCGTGGATTTATGTAGTTGCATCTGGGCTGTGGCTAAGTGGCGCATAGCTCTAGCAATATGGTAATCGTGGGTTGGCCTATCCTTCTCCAACCAATCTCCGTAGGCTGACTTGTCTGAACCCTTGCCCATAACACGCCACGTTATAGCTGCCGCTTCATCACCCATCTCGGCAATAGTTGGCGCAGTCATTACAGCTTACAACCTGGAGGCGTATAGCCTTTAACCCAGCACCAAATTTTCAGCATAGCTTGAAAAGCAATACCAGATTGGTAAAGCTCATCGTCATCCCAAGTTCTGGTCATAATCTTGCTGGCATCATTGGATGCCAAGACAATTGACACACAAGCAGCCTTGGGATTCTCGCTGGCATTTTTGTAGGCCCACAATTGGGGCGCATCAGAATGTTCATAAAAAGGCGAGGAATAACGTGGGTTTACCTTCCGATTCTTTAGGTCAATGATAGCGTCACCAATACCGCGTAATTTGACGTACGCATCGCATCTCCCCGCATACCCCGCGCCAACAAGACCTTTTTCGCACCAGTAGGTTTTCTCGACATTTTCACTTGCCCAGCTTCTAAAGGTTTCGATGTAAGGTTTAAGGACTTCATCTGTGGAGCAAGCACGTCCCAGAAGGATGTTTTCCATTTCGGTATGCATCTTTGTTCCATGCTCCGCTGCTTTGCTTGTGGACTCTTTGCTGTCCTTAACGACCCTGCGTGCGTAGTCTTCGAGCGTTTCATTTTCCTCCTTGGGAAGAGTTAGCGAGGACATAATGCCTTGCTCTATCTTCCAGCTTGTTAATTGTGGCTTGTCTAAGATTCCGATAATAGATGTAACGCTTGGCAGTAGCCCAAGCTTGCGAGCATCGGTAACTGTAGTGTTACGTTCCTTGCCATTTGCTCCAATAATTACATGAGCCGAATCGCCATTTTGTTGATACCAATGACCCGCTTGATCATTAACGACCAAGCGGGAATTAGCGGTCTTATTATCCCATGTACTGGTTATAGTAAGAGCCATACAACTTAGAACGGAACCTGGTTGCCGTCTCCGTCTTCACCGCCAACTTTGGTTGTGACCGCTGCGCCAGCAAACTCCTTGCTTGCACGGATCTTGTCTTGCAACCACTCTGGCATATCTGCGAACTGACCACCTTCCTTCTGCTCGATCTCGTAATATACTTGATCGTTAACAGATGTGGCTGGAGCCTTCATGCTCTTAGGCAGTTTAGACGCACCAGCGATAGCGCAGTAAGCGCGACCAGCTTGGCTAGTCTTGTGGATGAGGGTAAGCATAGCTGGCTTGCCCAACAGGTTCTTTAGGCTGAATGCTTTTAGCTCTGCGCCTGTGAACGTCTGACCGCGCCATTGTTCCAAGAGTTTCCGCAGGCTGGCCTTCTCGCCCAGGCTTCGGGTCTGCTCAATGGAAACAACCATCGGCTTGCTGACCTTGGTACGTTTACCATTCTCTTCTACCTCGAACTCATCTAGCTGTTCGGGTAGTTCAAAGGTTAAGCGAACCTTCGGGGTCCACTTCTCTTCGTTATCCCAGTTAGTCTTCTGCGTGCCTAGATCGACTAGGGAATATAGAATACCAATTGTTGCTCCTGCCTCTGGGAGCTTGCGCTCCATCTTTGCCGATTCACTGATTGTTAGTGCCATTTTTAGTGTCTCCTTATTTATTTGGGTTTATTGTTGTGGGTTGAAGTCGTTCTAAATCTTCTGGCGTGTTTACGTAAAATCCTTTGGCAATCGTTGGCATATATTCGATCTTCACATCAGAAGGCGCGATCTGTCTAGCTAATTCGCACACGCTGTCGGCGGTTAGGATAACAAGCCATTCCTTGCGACCATTCCTGCGGAAGAATACCGCTGGGATCTTCCCCTCTGGACAATCACGCTTGGCCTGCGCCATCCAATCCTCTGGCTTTAATGCTTGGCAACGCTTGCCCTCAATGTGAAATGGAAAGTTCGCGCAAACCACATCCCCG